CAGACTCGGCAGCATCCATCCTGATGACATAGACGTGACTGATATCAACGACAGAATCGCACACGAATGGGGTAAAGAGCATGAGTGTTGAGCGGCATGGAACTGGTTAAAATTTAACCAATCCAATCAATGTGATAGAATTATCAAATGGCAGGTAAACGCGGTAGACCAAAAGGCAGCATCAATAAGCGCAATACAGGCATCATCCTGGCGCAAAGAGATGGCGTATCACCAGTAGAGTTCCTGCTATCTGTAATGGATGATACAAAGAATGAATTGCACGTAAGAATGGACGCTGCAAAGTCAGCCGCGCCCTACTGCCACCAGCGCCTTGCTCAATTGGCTGTCGAGCATAAAGGCGAAGTATTCGTAAACAAGGTAGAGCATGTAATTGTCCACCCTGAGAAGAGAGATAGCAGAAGTATTCCTGCCACTCACTGAGCCATCACGCTATAAAGGCGCATGGGGAGGCAGAGGGTCAGGCAAGTCTTGGTTCTTTGCCGAGAAACTTATCCTTGCCGCGCTATCAGGTGGACTCAGGGCAGTATGCATTCGTGAGGTACAACGCTCACTCATGCAATCAGCCAAGCGCCTGCTTGAAGACAAGCTCATCGACATGGGACTGGACAAGGGCGCAGGATTCAAAGTCCTCAGAGAACATATCGAAACACCCGGCGGTGGCATCATCCTCTTCCAGGGTATGCAGGATCACACCGCAGAATCAATCAAGTCACTCGAAGGCTTTGACATCGCATGGGTAGAAGAAGCACAAACTATGTCGGAGCATTCACTCAAACTACTGCGTCCAACCATCCGTGGTGAAGGCTCAGAGCTATGGTTCTCATGGAATCCACGCCGCAAGAATGATCCTGTTGACGTGCTGTTAAGACAAGGCGTAATACCAACAGGCGCAAACGTGGTCAAAGCCAACTGGCAGGATAACCCGTGGTTCCCCGATGTGCTGGAGCAAGAGCGCCTCGACTGCATCAACATGGAGCCAGAACAGTACGAGCATATCTGGAACGGTGACTACGTTGGCATACTCAAGGGTGCTTACTACGCACGACAGATGGCAATCGCCAAGAAGGAAGGCAGGATAGGCAATGTATCTGCAGATCCATATGTAACACGCAGGGTGTTTGTTGACATCGGTGGCACAGGTGCAAAGTCAGATGCATTCAGCATGTGGGTGGTGCAGTTCGTAAGCCGTGAGATCCGTGTGCTTAACTATTACGAGGCTCAAGGCCAGGAGTTGGGTGATCACCTTGGATGGCTCAGGAATAACCAGTGCAGTCCTGATGAGGCCAGCGTGTGGCTACCGCATGACGGCGCAACAAATGATAAGGTGTACCGCGTAAGTTATGAGTCAGCATTCAGAGGTGCAGGATATCGCGTCAAGGTAATACCCAACCAAGGTGTTGGTGCAGCCAACAAGCGGATAGCAGAGGTACGAAAGTTATTCCCGCAGATGTGGTTCGACAAGCGCAAGTGTGCTGCAGGTATTGATGCGCTTAGCTGGTATCATGAGAAGATTGACGAGATAAGGCAGGTTGGGCTAGGTCCAGAACATGACTGGGCAAGTCACGGTGCTGACGCATTCGGCTACATGTGCGTTGCATACCAACCACCAAGGCCGAATGCATACAAGCCAAAGGTAAATTCAAGCATGGGTAACAGACGATGACTTATTGCAATACATGCAAGTACTCCAAGCCACACACTGAAGACCCGCTACGTGGTGCAGAAAGGGTTACATGCAGACGCTATCCAGAGCATAAGGTAATCCATCAGCCACATTGGTGCGGTGAGTACACCAGAAAACCAAAGAGCAGGAGCAAGTCATGAAAGGCACAGATATCATCAATCGGTTCGATGCGCTGGCAGCAAACCGCAGCAGTCTGGACACTCAACTACAGGATATACAAAGGTACGTTGTGCCATTCAGGGGTGAGTTCTTCAACGATCAGAGCAATGAGCAATCACAGGACTGGGCGCGTGTTGAATACTACGATGTAACCGCAGGCATATCAGCAAACCTGCTTGCAAGCCAGATGATGAGCAACGTAACCAGCCCGGTAACGAAGTGGTTCTCACTGATGTTCAGGGACACTGACCTGAAAGACAACCAGGGTGCAATGGAATGGCTTGAGAATGCCGAGACTATGATCTGGCAGACGATACAAGAGTCCAACTTTGATACATCAGCACCTGAAGTCCACCTTGATTCATGTTCATTTGGTACATCTGTAATGACGATGGAGGACGTTGATGACCTGGTGTGGAATGGGGTCACATTCAACGCACTGCCACTCATGGACAGTTACTTTGAGTCAGGCCCTGACGGATTGCCGTACCGGGTGTATCGGAAGCTGCGTTATACGTATATCGAATTAGACGACACGTTTGACCTGCCCAACAGCTTAAAAGAGAAAGACAAAGAGGCCACGGACGTATCTCAGAAGCATGACGTTATCTATTGCGTGTACAAAGAGCCAGCCAATACCGATGATGGTGCTATCTTACCCGGCAAATTACGTCCAACACAGTGGCGATACGTCCATTATGAGACTGGCAAACTGCTCAAGAAGAGGGGCATGAAGACGCCAGAGGGTGGGTTCTATGACTTCCCCGGTATGACAATCAGGTGGCAGAAGGTTGCTGGTGCGAGGTGGGGGTTCTCTCCTGCACTACAGATGCTATCAAACATTAAAACACTGCATACCAAGCAGTTCATGATGGATGAGGCATGGGCAAAGGCCATTGATCCACCCATGAAGACAACAGAGCTTGGTGTAGTTGGTGATCTTGACAATGTACCAGGTGGGCTAACCGTAACGACTGACATCAATGAACTACAGCCATTGTACCCGGCAACGAATTTCAATGTTGGTTATGAAGGTATCGACAGGGATCAGCAGGCTATACGTTCTGGCTTCTTTGTGGATAAGCTGGAACTGCCCAATCAAAGGCAGATGACAGCCTACGAAGTGCAGGTCAGGTATGAGCGCATGTTAAGGCTGCTTGCTCCAACGCTCGGCAGGCTGAAGACAGACATGCTGACACCTATTGTCACAGGCATATTTAATCGGATGCTGCGTATGGGTGTGCTGGGTGATATTCCAGAAGATGCACAAGGCGCAGAGTTGGATGTTGAGTTCACTGGGCCACTGCCACGGGCAATGAAGGGTGAGATTGTTGACGGCATGGAACGCTGGCTGATGGGCATTATGGAGCAGGTAGAGGTTAATCCAGAGAGCCTGGACATTGTAGACTTCGATGACTACAACAGGGTGCGCGGTGATTATCTTGGTGTACCTGTAACGGCATCCAAGTCAGATGAAGAGGTTGAGGAGATACGCAAGAGCCGCGCTGAACAGCAGGCTCAACAGCAGGAGGCCGAGAATATACGTCAAGGTGGCGAGGCACTTGAGCAGGCAGGCAAGGGTGCTATGGCAGCGCAAGAGGCAGGTATGGAGACTCCGCAATGAAACTGGGAGAGCAGGAAGTATTAAACCGTAAATACGCTGACGTTGACGAAGACATACTCAAGGATCTGGAGCGGCATTTTGCGCCAAGGTCATTGGTGAAGAAGTCATCAGGTGGAGACATGGTAGACAAGAATGCCACACTGGTAGCGTGTGGTGCGTATGAGGTTATCAGTTACTACAGACAACGGGTAGAACTTGGAGCGAAGGCAAAATGATTGACATGAACGAAGAACATCACGTGAACGAAACAGGTCAGGCAGATGGACGCTGGCAGGACGCATTCAATGACGACCCTGAACTGGCTAACAGCCCGGTGCTTGAGACATTCAAGACACAGGGTGATGCCCTGAAAGGATTGGTTGAGCTTAAGGCATACCAGGGCAGATCAACGGCAATGGTCAAGCCTGATGCAAGTGCAGAAGAGAAGGCGGCATTCGTTGAGAAACTACGCAATGCTGGTGTTGATGTGACCTACATGCCAAATGCCGAAGATCCTGATGATGTTGCAAGGTTCTGGCATGAGCAAGGTGTGCCGAAGGATGGCGCGTACACATTGCCTGAAGGCACAAACCTTGATGGCTTGCCGCAGGAGGGTGTTGACGCAACCATAAAACTATCAACTGACCTTGGACATACTGCCAAGCAGCACGAGGGATTTGTTAATGCGATCAACAAGTATAACGTTGAGATTAACGCCAACAATGAACTTGAGGCCACCAAGGCCGATGAAAACCTGACGAAGATATTGGGTGATGCGAGGCCAGCACTGGAGTCTGTTGTATCTGAGGCTATCGCTAAACACCAACACCCTGATATGCCAGCAGAGAAGCTCACTGCAGCCCAGGAGTTGTTCGTCATCAACCTGATTAAGTCGATCAGTGTAGACCCGCAGAGCTTTGAGCAGATCAACAATCCCAATACAGGGCCAACACCTGCAGAGATACGTGCAAAGCAGGCAGACTTGTTTACGACACTCACCAAGCACGGTGGTCGAGACTTGGGCGGCAGGCGTAAAGCACTGCAGGCTGAGTATGAGAAAACATTTGCTGATCTTGCCAAGTTCAAGTAATCACAGTATTATATTGGCAAGACAGTCACTGACTTGCAGGATTATCTAGCAATAGACCCGACCTAGCCAGCACAGTGAGACCCGGTAACGGATTATCTCCAGATATGTCGAAACTTAAAACTTTCACAAATTAGGAGATAACCAAATGGCTATCGGAGATCCAGTCAACACACCCAATAATAGATGGGATGCATTTCAAGCAAACGTAACACAAGTCGCACAACAGAAAGCAAGTAAAGCACTTGCCCATGTTGATAAAGACTCCACCCAATCAGAAACCAATGCCTGGGATTACCTTGGTGATGGCGAGATGCACGACAAAGCACGTAACGCGGCTACGTCAGGCACAGAAACAGGTCGCGTATTCTATCGCAGAAGTGCAGTAGCACTGACCTACTCTGATAACGAAATCATCGAAGCGCAAGATCCTTCGCAGATGATGTATGACCCTAACAGCAAGATTGTCACGTCTATGGGTTATGCCGCAGGTCGCAAGATTGATGACATCATCTTCAACGCAGCAATCGGTACAGCTAATGTTGTTACCCGTTCTGCTGCCATTCCAACGAATACGCCAACGGCATTGCCTGCTGGTCAGATTCTTGGTGATGGTTCTGCTCCGATGAGCTTTGATCTTGCCGCGCAAGTGGTCAAGACATTCGGTAACAACGAGATTGACCCCAGCGTTTACAAGGTAGCGTTTGTAACGCCTGATGTTGTCTACACATTGCTCAACCTGACCGAGCAGACAAGCTCTGATTACGTCAACCGTGAAGCACTTCAAAGGCTAAATTCATCTGGTGTTGTACCAAACTGGATGGGCTTTGACTGGATCATGTCAACCCGGTTGCCTGTTGAGACAAATGACATGCGCTCACTGATCTTCATGACCACTGACGCAGTTGGCTATCATGAACCTGAAGGTATCGCGACATACTTCGAGCGTGATCCGTCACGGCAGTACGCATGGCGTCCACAGTGTGACCTGACAGCAGGTGCTGTAAGAGTCGAGGACGCACAGCTTGTTAAGGTGATCGTTGCCGAGACAGGGACTGTAGCGCCTGTCTAAATCGTAACCAAACGGCAGCCCCCTTAATTGGGGGTTTGCCTTTCCCGACTGACTAATATTGGAGAGTCACAATGCCTAAGAAGCAAACCAAGAAAACCACCAAGAAGAAATCCCCACCCAAGCATGAAACGAAGCGGGGCATCTGATGAGTACGCTCACATACTCAACTAACATTCAGATTGTCGCCACCACTGAAACCAACGTCACGACTGACCTTGTGAAGACAGCAGTAGCCGATACGGACTTTGCTTTATATCACCTGCTTGATGACGCTGATGATTATCGTGAGGGTGAAATTTACCGCCTGTGGGACATGTTGTATCGAGGCTGGAAAGGCAATAAGTACGATGTATTTGAAACTGCTGGACAGATTCTGTATGTAGGGATTCCGCTGGACAAGCCAACCATCGCGCACCGTGTATTCACCACTGACATTGCCTTGCTGACAACCGGCATGGTCGGTATTGGAATTGGTGTCAATTTCGCAAGCCAGCAGAAACATATTCTGCCGTGCCGGATGGCATTTGAACGCTTACGGAATCATTACAAGGACGTCTGATGCCGCACGTTTCGGATGATAAAAATGCTGCTGTAGGTGGGGGCAACACCGATACCTCAGAGCAGGCATGGCTGAAAACTCAGGGCGCAACATCCGACCAAGTGAATGATGCTTGGTTGGAGGTGTTCGCCCTGACGCTACTGGGTGCTGCCACTGGAAACTTTAACACCGATGCCTATGCCTATCTGGGCGGTCTTGGTCATACCGGCGCATTACCTGACAGGTGGGCGTCTTTTTGGGCAGGTGGTGGTGGCGGTCTTGGTGCAGAGCTTGTAACCAATGGTGGTTTTGATACCGATACTGACTGGTTCAAGGGTTCGGGTTGGCAGATTTCGTTGGTTGCAGATACCGATGGTCAACTCGGTGACTTGGCTCAGGTGTTGGCAATCACCGAAGGTAAGACGTACAGGATATCACTGGATATCACGCAGCAGACATCTGCCGTTGGTGGTCTACGAATCAGGCTTGGTTCAG